TTGCTGGCCCAGTATGCGCTGACTAAGTGCGATCGGGTGGCGGCGCTGCGCAAGCTGGAGCCAGGGGTTAAACCACTGGTGATGCATCAGCTGGCCACCTTCGCGTTCGAAGACTATTCCCGCAGCGCCGCCAGCGTGAAGCAGTGCGATGGCTGCAATGGGGAAGGGTTTATTGACGCTGAGGTTTTCAGCTTGAAGTCTCACACTCCGGCAAAAGAGAAGAAGTTCGTGAAGATGTCTTTGCACATGGGCGCGGAGGATATTCGTCCTTCTGAGTATGAGGTGCATAGACAGGTCAGGGAGGTAGCGCGCGTTCTCTGCCCTCGGTGTAAGGGTAAGAAGGTTGTAAGTTGCGCCTGTAAAGATTGCCATGGACGCGGGAAAGCCATTAATCAGGCTCTTACAGAACAGCAGGGCGTTCCGGTACTCGCTGATTGCAAGCGCTGCAGCGGGCGAGGGTTTGAACGAATTCCATCAACTGAGGCTTACGCAGCTTTAAGTGAGATAACGGATGCAATCAGCCTCGATACCTGGAAGAAGTCTGTTAAGCCATTCTACGACCAGCTCATCACCAAGTTTGATATCGAAGAGGCTTGGGCTGAAACGCAGCTTAAGCAAATTACAAAATAGGGCGCGAATTTATCGCGAGCTATTTACTTTTCCCGAAACTGTGGTAATTTTGCTCTAACGATGGGTTATTGCCTTCGTTTAAAGCCCTGCGGTTAACCCCGTGGGGCTTTTTGCTTCTGGCGATTTATGAATTATTGAAGAGCTAGCGCTGTTACGGAAAAATAAGCGATGCTTCGCTAGCTGCGAGCCTTTTAGTATCCATGGAAGAAGAAGCGAATCTTCAAGCCGATAAACTTCAACACTGGCCAGACATAATGTTGGATTAAATATAGGACAGGTGGAACAACTAATGTCGCACCGGTTGCGCAGAGTGCGTATACCGCCGAGTCCTTTGCGATTAATGAGTAATTTAGGTTAAGTGTTTCAAGATTAATTGCATTGGCTGTACTCGAACCTACAAATCCAGAGCCAAAAACAACCAGAAACACATAAAGTGATACTGTTATGAGCCTTAAAATTAACCGAATGTATTTCACGATGAACACCTGTTGATTGATGTCATCGTTTTACACAAATGCCATCTGTTTAGCTAGCTTATAGGTCGCTTGGTTCTAAATAATATCCTGTTCATTGCCTTACCCTCACATTGCCAGCCTGTCGCTGGCTTTTTTATTTCAGGCTCCAAGAACCATCATCGACACGCCTTTTTGTTAAATCGTCCCGACGGACTGACCCCTTTCAAACACACAGCACCCGCTAACTACGCGAGGTGAGAGTATGTATCGCATGGACAAACTAACCACCGGTGCTGCTTACGGCGCTTCAGCCGGTAGCATCCTAAACGGCATGCTGAATGCCTACAGTCCCGAGCAGTGGAACGCTGTCGGCGTGCTGGTGGGCATCATCGTCGCCGTACTGACTTATCTGACAAATCTCTATTTCAAAATCCGCGAAGACAACCGCCGCAGCAGGAGCCGAGATGAACCCGACATTGAGGAATAAACTAGTGGGGGCAATTGTTGGCGGAGCCAGCGCAATCACTATTGCAGCTGTGATGCTGGGCAATGCGGATGGTCTTGAAGGGCGTCGTTATTACGCTTATCAGGATGTCGTCGGTGTCTGGACTGTTTGCGATGGGCACACTGGTGCCGATATTCGCAGCGGTCACCGCTACACCGATAAAGAATGTGACGCTTTGCTGGAATCAGATCTGCGTATGGTGGCAAATGCTATCGACCCGCTAATCAAGGTTAGTATTCCTAAGCCTACCCGGGCTGCGCTTTACTCCTTCACCTATAACGTGGGAACGGGAGCATTTATCAGATCAACTCTGCTGAAGAAACTGAATGTCGGCGATGTTCCGGGGGCATGCAAAGAACTTCAGCGCTGGACGTATGCCGGTGGAAAGCAGTGGAAGGGGCTGATCACCCGTCGTGAGATTGAGCGGGAAGTTTGCGAGTGGGGCCAGAAATGAGCCGATTAACTGCAATCATCTGCGCTGTCGTTATCTGTCTGCTGGTTTCATTGGCATGGGCGATTAATCACTATCGCGGCAATGCCATCATCTACAAAGACCAGCGCGATAAAGCCACGGAGAAGCTCATCCTGGCGAACGCCACCATCAAAGACATGCAGACCCGCCAGCGTGACGCAGCAGCACTGGATGCTAAATACACAAAGGAATTAGCCGATGCGAAATCTCAGCTTGACGATCTGCAGCATTGCGTTAGCAATGGCAAGTGTGGGCTGCACGTCAACGCCAGATGTCCCGCGAACGGAACTGCCGACACCGGCGGCCTGGGCGATGCTTCCAGCCCCCGACTTACTGACTCCGCTGAACGGGATTATTTCACCCTCAGAGAGCGAATCGTCACAGTGACAAAGCAGGTTGGCTATCTTCAGGACTACATCAAAGAGCAGTGCTTAAATTAAAGTTACCCTTCTTTTTGCCGATAATACTATCGGTAAATAACGAGGAAATTTTAATGTCTAAAATTTATGCGCGAATGATTAGCCACCCCAGCGGAAACTTGACGTTTCAAGTCAGGGAGCTTGGTAACAACATATGGACGGACAAGCAACTCGGGTTCATTTCAAAGCCTACTGACAACGAAGAATTCATGAGTCGTGTTAATGCTGATTTAGATTTTTTCGTTAAGTCAGGAGTCGAGGTTATATGGTTGACGTGAGTAAAGCCGCGTCGGGGTTTTACATCGCTAACCATGAGCGATATTAGAGAAGGCTCTAACAGGGTGCCTCTGATAATGCTTTTGAGATATACCATATTAAAACTCACTATTGATGATGGAGGAAGTTATGCGTTGCGTTAGGTGTGGATCAGAGCGTATAGATACCAAGAATTACGGGAAGAAAGTGGGCGCCAGCGTTGGAGCAACAGCCGGTGCAGTTGCTGGGTATGCTGGTGCAACTTCTGGTGCCGCCGCAGGCGCAGCAGCAGGAGCTGCGATTGGGTCAGCTGTACCAATCGTAGGTAACATAGTAGGAGCAGCGCTTGGTGGTGTTGCTGGTGGTATTCTCGGTGCGCTTACAGGAGGTGGCGCTGGTGCCGCTGCGGGTTCTATGGCTGGGAAAATGGTTGATGATAACATCTTGGATAACTGTGTTTGTTTAGACTGTGGGTACACCTTTACAGAAAAAGGATAATTATTTTATTTTTGAGAAAAATATATTCTCCATTAAAAAAGCCACTTGGTTTGACCCGGTGGCTTTTTTAATGTCTTTAATTTTAGGTACAAATTATGGCAAAACCGGACTGGGGCGAGCTTCAGCAACGGTTCCTGTCCGAACATACCGCAACTGGCGTATCACCAAAGGAATGGTGTGAAGCGCAGGGACTGAACTACGCTACCGCCCGTCGATATATAAAAAAACCTTCTGCGCAAACTGCGCAAAAACCTGCGCAGAAAAAAATGCGCACTGCGCAGAAAGATAAAAGCGCAAATGAGCTGGTGGATGATGATGGACTTACAGCTCAGCAGCGCTTATTTGTCGCCGAGTACCTGAAGGACAACAACGCCACCGCTGCCGCTGCACGTGCTGGCTATAGTGACCCAAATTACGGTCGTCAGCTCATGGCGAATCCTAACGTTGCGCAGGCTATTGCGCAGCAACAGAAAGCCTCCATTGTGCGCACGCTTGGCAGTGCCGATGAGGTCTTGGCCCAGATGTGGCAGCTCGCCACCTTCGATGCAAACCAGCTTTCGCAGTATCGCCGCGGTGCGTGTCGTTACTGCTGGGGCTTCGGTCACCACTACCAGTGGCGGGATGCAGTTGAGTTTGAAGAGAAAAGACTCGAGGCTGTTGAGCGTGACAGACGTGAACCTGATGATTCCGGCGGTTACGGTTACGACCACACCCGAGAGCCCAATCCAGAATGCCCACGCTGCAATGGCGACGGCATTGGCCAGCCTTATTTCCCCGATACGCGCAAACTCCCGGCAGCTTCTCGGCTCGCTTACTCCGGTGTAAAGGTCGGCAAAAATGGCGTCGAGATAACCGCAATCAGCCGTGAGCGCATGTTCGAAGCAGTGATGAAACGGCTTGGCCTTGCTGATAGCGAGTTCGCCCAGCGCCTGCAGCAGATTGAAATCGAACGCCGGCAGCTGGAGATTGAGAAACTCCGTAAAGAGCTGGCCGGTGATGGTGAGGACGATGAACCAACCCCAGTGCAGATCAATATCAACGTAGTGGATGCGAGGGCAGACGATGGGGATCAGCCCGACACTTAACATTCCTCAGGCGCGCTTCCTCGCGATGCAGCACAAATTCAAAGCCTATGTTGCCGGGTTCGGTTCGGGTAAAACGTGGGTGGGTTGTGGCGGCATTTGCAAAGGGATGTGGGAGCACCCGAAGATTAACCAGGGCTATTTCGCGCCGACGTACCCGCAGATCCGTGACATCTTCTACCCGACGATTGAAGAGGTGGCCTTCGACTGGGGGCTGAGCGTCAAAATCAATGAGGGAAACAAAGAGGTTCACTTCTACGAGGGGCGACGGTACCGCGGGACAACCATCTGCCGTTCGATGGAGAAACCCGGCTCGATAGTTGGTTTCAAAATCGGTAATGCGATGGTGGATGAGCTGGACGTCATGGCGGCAGCCAAAGCGCAACAGGCCTGGCGAAAAATCATCGCTCGTATGCGTTACAAGGTTGATGGGCTGCGTAACGGTATTGACGTCACGACCACGCCGGAGGGGTTCAAATTCGTCTACCAGCAGTTCGTGAAGGCGGTGCGTGAAAAACCAGAGCTTGCCGCACTGTATGGCCTGATTCAGGCCAGCACGTTCGACAATGCGAAGAATCTGCCTCCAGATTACATACCGTCGCTGTTGAGTTCTTATCCGGATGAACTGATTCAGGCATACCTGCGAGGGAAATTCACCAACCTTAACAGCGGAACCATTTACCACACTTTCAACCGCAAGCTGAATAACTGTTCTGACGAGATTCAGGACGGGGATCCGCTATTTATTGGTATGGACTTCAACGTAGGGAAAATGGCCGCGATTGTTCACGTAAAGCGTAATGGCCTGCCGCGTGCGGTTCGTGAGCTGGTTAAGGTCTACGACACGCCGGCGATGATTAAGCGCATTCAGGAAGAGTTCTGGCGCTACGAGGATGGTCGTTATGTGAAGAGCCGGGAGATTTACATCTATCCGGATGCCTCTGGCGACTCTCGAAAATCCCAGAACGCCAGCAAGACCGATATTGCCCAGCTCAACGATGCCGGATTCAGCGTTATTGTTGATGATGCCAACCCGCCGGTTAAAGACCGCATCAACTCGATGAACGCCATGTTCTGCAACGCCAACGGTGAGCGCCGCTATCTGGTTAACGTGCAAAATTGCCCGGTTTATACCGAGAGCCTCGAGCAGCAAATCTGGGCG